ATAATAGGTGGTCTAATGATTTTTGTGGGTTTACTTAACGTACCTACGTGCTTTATGATGGCCTACTATGAGTACAAGAATTGGATTAACTATAAAATCTAAACAGTAAAAACTTATACTGTATAACTTTTGAAAAGGTTTAAAGATGAATAAAGAATCAAAAGCGATTGGCAGAAAAGCCGCAGGGTCTTATGGTAGGCCACGAAATGCAAACAAGCGTCGAGGTTATAACGCTAAACGTGCGGGTAATAAAGCAATCAGAAAGGCGGGTAAAAACTATGAGGTTTAACTATTTGGTTGAGGTAGAATATAGAGATGGTTCAGTTCGGGCCAAGCTCTTTAACTACAAAGAGGCTGACAAGGCAAACAGGTATCACAGTAGAATGGAAAATTCCTGGGGAAAATCTATCAAAAAAGTGACCACAAAAAGGATTTAAAATGAGAGAATTTAGTGGAGGTAAACTCCTTAAAATAAAGGTAAAGCCAAAACCTAAAGGCTTTATCTTGTACGATGGGCCAAGTATTCTTGATGGTAAACCGATAGCTGTTATTGCTACGCTGTCTACCAGCAATAGGAAAACTGGCCCCATGATTCAGACATGGATTATTAGATCAGATATAGATCCAGTGTCAGCATCAAAAGAGGGAGAAGATTCTAGTATCTGTGGGAGTTGTCCTCATAAGCATAACTTAGGTGGTGCTTGCTATGTAAATATTGGTCAAGCACCATTAGCAATATTCAAAGCTTATAAACGTGGTCTGTATCCGCATATAGATTACGATGTAGACCATATTCATTTTGTTGGACGTATGGTTAGGCTTGGTGCTTACGGTGATCCATCTGCTATGCCTTATGAAGTAGCAGAAAAAGTTGTTAGCATGGGGCGTGGTCATACTGGCTACACTCATCAGATAAGGCACAAGAACTTTGACAAAAGATTTTTAAACTTGTGCATGGTTTCAGCAGATACACCAAAGCAAGCTTTAAAGTATCAAGCTATGGGAGCTAAAACATTTAGAGTTGCGCTAGAAAACGACTCGATGTACGATAGTGAAATTGAATGTTTGAGTGAGTCCGAGGGGTTACAGTGTGATGCTTGTGGATTATGTAATGGTCAACAGCAAAGCATTGCAATCAAAGTACATGGATCTAGAGCGAGTAAGTTCAAGTCCAAGTTGATAGAAACTTATACAGTATAACTTTTTAAGGAGAAGTAAATGCTCGATATAATAGTGATGAAAGCATCAAAGTTTTATGAAGAGTCTAGCTCTGGCTATGTTGCCATCACACCTAATTGGGTCTTTGAGATTGCGTTTGATCAGATACCTAGGTTACAATTTGGTATCAGCAGGGATGAGGGGTTTGAAAATTCCTACTGTATATGTTTAGGTAGCATCTGTTTTGGTGCGACAAAAAAGGAGATATAGAATGAGAGTTCTAAGTTTGTTTGATGGTATGTCATGTGGTCAGTTGGCATTACAAAAAGCAGGTATCAAAGTTGATAAGTATTTTGCGAGTGAGATTGATAAATATGCTATCAAAGTCACACAATCAAATTTTCCAGGTACAGTGCAGTTGGGTGACGTTCAAGGTGTAACCTCTGATCAAGTGGGGGAAATAGATCTACTGATAGGAGGTTCACCATGTCAGGGGTTTAGTTTTGCAGGTAAGCAATTAAACTTTGATGATCCTAGATCAAAACTATTCTTTGAATATGTAAGGTTACTCAAAGAGCTAAAGCCTAAATACTTCTTACTCGAAAATGTAAGAATGAAAAAAGAATCTCAAGATGTTATCAGTAAATATTTAGGGGTAGAACCTATCGCAATCAATAGTAGTCTGGTATCTGCTCAGAACAGATACAGATTGTATTGGACTAATATTCCTAATGTGACTGAGCCTGAAGACAAAGGCATAGTCTTACAAGATATTCTAGAGGACGGTGTGACAGACCGAGACAAGTCTCACTGCATCGATGCAAACTACTTTAAGGGAGGTAACCTAAAGTCTTACTTTGAAAAGCATCGTAGGCAGTTAGTGTTTTCTAAGGATGGTCTTTGCCATATAGGAGATGCTGATATTAAAGGCAATGATACAGTGAGAAGGGTCTATCACCCCGAAGGAAAGTCACCCACTCTAACCACAATGGGAGGAGGACATAGGGAGCCGAAGGTTTTACAAATCAACCCATCTAAGAAAGCGGGAGGTAAGCAACCATACATGCAAGACAGGGTGTTTGATTTACGTGGAAAATCTCACGCTCTAACTGCCTCATTTGCTGAGAGAACTAATGTTGGAGGTGAGGGTATGGAATGGAGGAAGTTAACTCCTCTTGAATGTGAACGATTACAGACTGTTCCAGAGGGGTATACTGATCATGTAAGTAACACCCAAAGGTACAGGATGTTAGGAAATGGGTGGACTGTTGATGTAATAGCTCATATATTTGGAGGCATAGAGTAATGACAGAGTACAAAGTGACAGTTGAAAGTGGGTACAGAAAAACTTATTATGTCGAGGCATCAACATGGGAAGAGGCTGAACTGCAAGTAACCCATAATAACTTGGTTCCTGATGAAGAAGAATTCTTACGAGAAGAAATAGATGTCGAGGAGGTGTAGGTACATAGTTTGTGTACGTAAATGGAAGAGTTGGTATTGGATGGATACCTATAGTTCTGCTGAGAAGGCAATGTATGCACAGAATTTCTATAGGAAACACTACAAAGTTACTAAAATTTTTAAGGAGGAAATAAGTGTTTAAGTTTACTAAGAAACACTACGCAAAAATCAAAGTCCCTAAATACATCTTCACAAGGATACCTAATGATGAAGAAGGTAATCAGTTTGTGGAGCAGTTGAAAAAATATCTTAACAAAGATAGGTACGAACTGAGAAAAAGAGGTCAAGGATTAGTTGACGGTGAGGATTGGAGGCGTTATACTCATGGTCAGCCGATAAGCAAATCAACTCATTTGAGAATTTACATAGAGGATAAATTGAATGACAACAACTAAAGAAAAAATTGTACTCACTGACAAGCTAATTGTTTCTAGCCGTGGAAAGCTCTGCGATAGATACTATCGAGCAGTCCTGATCAAGGGAGGAAGATTCGATAACGATAACCCTCCCAACGGCAACGCAGATACCATCGTGGTTGAGCAGCCATTTAAGGATGGTTCATGGGGGCCTACTGGTGGAAGCTGGTACGTAGAAACCTTACTAGGTCTTGATGAGTACGGTACTAGTGATGACCCAAGCGACTCAATTTACATAGACGGTGGAGCTCAGTGGCTAATCGAGGGTGGTATGCTCATAGCATTGAACGCCTATAAGAAACTAGGAGAAGAACGTGAAGCATCTTAATAAGATTAATCTCAAGTCAATTTCTGATGACCAGGTTAGGGATATATGGGAAGAAACTATTGACATACAGACAGCTAATCTTGTTGCTGATAGATCCTCTAAGGATACTATATTTTCAGATGCAGTAGCTCTGATGTACAAGTGTCAAAAGGAATTGAACAGACGCAAAGATTTTAGGAGGGAAGTTAAATGAGTTTATTTAACACGATTGCAAGAGCAGTATACGGTGATGAGTTCGTTGACAATATTGTTAGTGAGTGTGATCACGAGTGGGTACATTACCCTACAGAGTACGAGTCTTTATCTGGAAGAGGTACTGTGGTACAATATCCTGAGTATTATGAATGTGAGAAATGTGGAGAACAACATGGGCCAAGTGATTGATATTAATGCAGTTTTAGACATGAAAAGATTTGTGCGTAAGCACGATCTGCAATCTGAAGCTACTGAAGAAGCCATCGAAGATGGTACAAGATTGATCTTGAAATATGGGGATGATTTCTTTTTAGGCTTCATCGAAATGTACATGGAGGAACTTGTTAGGAGGAATAAAAAATGATTGTGTATGCACAGCATCCAAGAACAAAAGCACAAAGATGCATGTCCATACCACTAAACAAAAGAGAGTATCACGCTTTTACAAGAGGCAAAAATACTTTCAATTCAAAATTAACAGAAGATCAAATCAGTTTTATTAGAACTGGTTTATTAATCAAGGAGGATTAAATGATCTATCGAATCAGGGTACGTAAAAACAGATATGGTGTTAGTCATGGACGTAGTTTTATAGGCTTTCACATAGGTAAAAGATCTTTATACCTGGCTAAAGGAAAGTTTCCAGTGAAGATCAGTGACATTAGGGGATGGGAACAGATAACAACTAAAGGAGCAAAGGCGTGAGAGACATAGACGATTATCACTATTTTAGTGGTGACTTGAATGACGTTGAAGAATCACTGAATGAACAACAAAGAGTAGAGTCTTTAGCTCAGTTGTTCTCAGGAGAAGGAGAAACAGTTGAAGATTTTTGCCTAAAGCAAAAGAAAATGCTTGACTTCTCTGAAGATCCATGCTACCCTAGTTCACATAATTTTTACGGAGAAAGACAATGAGTGCTACAGATCCTAACGTAGAGTTTCTATCTACTCTAGATGATTTTTGGGCGCAGTTATGGACTTTAAAGATAGGTGGTAGTCAACCTAGTGAAAGAATAAAGCAAAGGTTTTTTTCTTTTGTTAAGGATAGATGTTCTGATGTTGATGATTGGAGGTTAACTGACGATGTTATCGGCTCACTATTCAGTGAGTTTGTTGAAGATCTGGGGAACTGGTAATGTTTAAATTTACTAAGGAGCAATACGAAAAGATGTTGTCACTGTATGGCAGCTTGTTGTACAAAAACAAATGCATCTTAACTACTAAGAACGAAGGCACTAATGTTATTGTTAGTGTTGTAGAGGGCATCGACATAGACTTTTATGAAGATGTTTACTTACCATTTATACGACAAGAGGAGAAAAAAATATGCGTATGATTGAAGGAATACCACAGGTTGTAACTGGAATAGCTTACTATCCACACATCACTGTGCCTGTACCTAACTACGGTAAAACAGCAAATGGATATGAGATTAATCTAGCTGTATCGGATGAGGTCTTTCAGCAATTCAAAGATGCTAACTTCAATGTTGGTTTGTTTGAATCAGGTAGGCGTAAGTATACTGAAGATCCTGTAGTACATTTCTATCAGTGGGAAAAGAATGCAAAGACAGGTAAGGAAAATGACAGACCTAAACTTGTGGACTCTGACATGGTAGAGATTAAAGAAGGACACCCTCTCTATGATGTTAAGATTGGGAATGGTTCTAAGGTAGCAGTACAGTGGAGGGCTGCAAACTATGGGCCAGAGAGACAGTATAAGAGAGCGGTTTTAGAAGCTGTTCAAATCCTGGAACTAGAAGAGTACAGTCCTTCTGGTGACGTAGCACTAGCATTTTAAGGAGATAATATGACTGAAGAAGTTCAAAAACCAGCGGCAGTATATCGTAATGAGGAAAAGGATTACGATGTATCCAAGCTAAGTCCTGAAGGCCAGCAAGCTTTTATGCTGTTAGCTCAGTTGCAGCAGAATGAATTACGTGCAGCAGAGATTACTACCAACCATTACAAAGCAGCACAAGCTCATTACAATTCTGTAATAAAAGCTAACCTTTCAGATGATGCAATAATCGAGGAAGAAAACGTGGAGACATAGCTTATGGCTTTTGTAGAGACTCATAGGGACTGCCCCTCCTGTGGACACAAGGGATGCCTTGCTGTTAACGAGGATGGGAGTGCTAAGTGCTTCTCATGTGGTGACTACATAAAAGGATATACTGAGGGTAACATGGAAGCTAAACCAAGGCTCGTGAAAGATAACGTAACAATAAATCAAGGAGAAATAAATGCTCTGTCGGACAGATCTATCTCTCTTAATACTTGTAAAAAGTATGGAGTAAGATCTACAAAGAACTCTAACGGTGAAACAACTAGACACTTCTATCCCTACTTCAATGGTTCAGAAGAAGTTGCATACAAGACCAGAGTTGTAGAAGGCAAAGGCTTCTTAGCCTCTGGAAACATAACTGACTGTGGCTTGTTTGGACAGCAGATTGTAGGTGATAAGGGTGGAAAGTACATAACAATTACGGAGGGTGAGTGTGATGCTATGGCTGCTTATGAACTGCTAGGTTCTAAGTGGCCCGTAGTATCTGTAAAGAATGGTGCAGCAGGTGCAGAGAAAGATGTTAAAAACCAGATAGAATTTCTAGAAAAGTTTGACAACATCATCATCTGCTTTGATGCTGATAAACCTGGTCAAGAAGCAGCTAAGAAGGTTGCCAGATTATTGAAGCCTAACAAGGCTAAGATAATGGTGATGCCTGATGGACATAAAGATGCCAATGATATGCTGCGTAACAATCAACATGGTTCTTACGTGAACGCTTGGTGGAATGCTAAAACATATACGCCAAGTGGAGTGCTTAACGTCAGTGAAAACAGAGATAAGTTTCACAACAGAACCAAGAAGAAATCTATTCCCTATCCTTGGGAAGGTCTTAACAGAAAGCTAGAAGGCTTGAGGCAGGGTGAGCTAATAACCCTAGCAGGTGGTACTGGTCTAGGTAAGACTAGCGTAACTAGAGAACTGGAACACTGGCTTATAAAAAATACTGAAGATAACGTAGGCATCGTAGCCCTTGAAGAAGATTGGACTAGGACTGTTGACGGTATACTTAGTATTGAAGCTAACGCTAGGCTCCATATTGATAGCGTCAGAGAAGGTTACTCCAAAGAAGAGTTGGAGATAATGTTTGATGATATGTTCGTTGACAATGATAACAATGACAGGGTTTGGATACACGCACACTTCGGGTCTAATGACATCGATGGTATCTTTAGTAAGCTCCGTTATATGATAGTTGGATGCGAATGTAAGTGGGTTGTGTTAGATCACCTGCATATGATGGTATCAGCTACCTTAGAAGGGGATGAAAGAAGATCAATAGACTCTATTATGACACGGCTTAGGAGCCTCGCAGAGGAGACAGGAGCGGGTCTTATACTAGTGTCGCATCTACGTAGGATAGATGGCAATAAAGGCCATGAGAAAGGCGTAGAGACTGATCTGAGCCATCTTAGAGGCAGTCAAAGTATCAGTCAGCTATCCGATTGTGTTATCACATTGGAGAGAAACTCTCAGGCTGACGATCCTAAGACCGCAGCAACTACTCGTGTAAGGATTCTTAAATCTAGATACACTGGTGACGTTGGTATAGCTACTTATCTTTTCTACGATAAGGAAACTGGTAGATTAAATGAGGTAGATGATACTGATATAAACTTTGAAACAGACCAGGACTTAGCATTTGAATGAAAATATTATTTGATATAGAAACTGATGGACTAGAATCGTCTGTCATCTGGTGCTTAGTTGCTCAAGAAATAGACACAGGACAAGTCTGGAGCTTTGGCCCTGATAAAATAGAACGAGGTGTGCAGCTTCTGAATAGAGCTACGCAACTATCAGGTCATAACATAATCGGATTTGATATTCCTGTATTGGAGAAGTTAACTTCTTTTAAACTTGGTGATCAAGAGATCATAGATACCTTAGTATTCTCTAGACTATTTAATCCTGTACGTGAAGGAGGACATAGCCTTGCAGTATGGGGAGGTAAGTTAGGGTATTCTAAGATTGAGTTTGAAGAGTTTGATAAGTTCTCTGAGGAGATGCTAGACTATTGTAAGCGTGATGTTGCTTTGAATGTTAAAGTGTACAAAGCTTTACAGAAAGAAGGTGCTGGATTCTCAAGAGATTCTATGAGACTTGAATTAGAAACAGCAAAGATCCTCAAGGATCAAGAGCAACACGGTTTTTACTTCGATGAATACAAAGCTAATATGCTTTTAGCACAGATGCGTGAGAAGATGTGTGAGACAGAAGCAGAGGTAGCAAAAGTATTCAAACCTAAGATAGATGAGCGGTTAATCTTTCGTAAGGAAAAGAAGAATGGCGAGGTATCTAAGCAAGGAGCTTGGGATAATCCTAGTGGTAAGGGAGTTAGACTCTCTGATGAAGAGTATGAATATCTTTCTGATCCTTGCAACTTTAAAACTACAAGGTCTACTGTTGTGGACTTCAACATTGGATCACGTAAACAGATAGGAGAATATCTTTTAGAGTTTGGTTGGAAGCCTGAAGAGTTTACTGTGAATGGTAGGCCAGTTGTAAACGAGAAGACCTTATCTCAAATAACTGACATACCACAAGCAGAACTTATCAAAGACTTCTTGATGTACCAAAAGAGAGAAGCACAGATAAAATCCTGGCTTGAGGCAATCAAGGATGACTCCAGAGTTCATGGCTTTGTAATACCTAATGGTACTATCACAGGACGCATGACTCACCGTGAACCTAACATGGCACAGGTTCCTAGTTTAAGTTCTCCATACGGTGCTGAGTGTCGTAGGTGTTGGTCTGTTCCTAGTGGATACAGTCTTGTAGGTATAGATGCTAGTGGCCTAGAACTAAGGATGCTTGCACATTATATGGAAGACAAGGAGTATACAAATGAAATCATCAACGGTGACATTCACACAACTAATCAAAAGCTTGCAGGACTTGAATCAAGATCTCAGGCTAAGACTTTCATCTATGCCCTCTTATACGGAGCAGGAGATGAAAAGCTTGGAACTGTTTCTGGAGGCGGTAGAGAAGTTGGTAGTAGACTTAGAAAATCATTCTTCGATAATCTACCATCATTTACAGATCTTAAAAACAAAGTATCAAGAGCAGCTTCAAGAGGCTACCTCAAAGGGTTAGACGGTAGGAAACTCTTTGTTAGGTCTGAACATTCTGCGCTTAACACTTTACTACAGGGAGCAGGGGCTATCGTTATGAAGAAAGCTCTTGTGATATTCAATGAGTACATCGAAGACATGGACGCACACTTTGTCTGTAATGTACACGATGAATGGCAGGTAGAAGTGGAGAGTAGCTTAGCTGATGAAGTAGGTATGCTAGGTGTTAAAGCTATTAGAGAAGCTGGTGAATACTTTAATTTGAATTGTCCTCTTGATGGAGAATATAATGTCGGAAGTAATTGGGCCGAAACCCACTGATGAAAAATACAACTGGTCTTTTAAACATAAAACAGAACAGTCTGCTGAATATTGCATGGAGTACTTAGATTCTAAAGGAATAGAGTACGAACTAAAAGAAGGTGGAAGTATGTTATGGGTTTACAAAGAAAACAACAAAGCTTATTCATACTATTACACTACTGGTAGATGGGCACCATACTCTAATAGTGGATACCCTTATAAACACTTTCGCTCAAAAGGCATTGTTGATTTTGTAAACAGATTCTTTTATCCTGCTCCACCTAAAATAAAAGAAACATTAGATAGCGTTAGTTCTTTTTTAAATAAAGAAAACATAAAGTTTACACAAGCTGATAATCCTGATGAGATATATGTGTACAATGATGCAGGTAGAAAATATAAATATGTAATTGAGAAAGGATTATGGACTCCTTATTCTAAAGAAGATGAGCCTAAAACAACTTATAAATCTGGCGGCATAGAACATTTCGTTACTGAGTACTTAAAAAATTAAGAGGAGCTTGTATGAAACCTAAACATGAACCTAATAGAGTTGGAGACATGGCAGAACACTATGCAATAACTTGGTTATGGGACAAGGGCTATCATGTCTTTAAGAACTCAGGCTGCACAGGCCCTGTAGATATTGTTGCTATGAAACCTAACGGTGAAATTATTTTAATTGATGTGAAGTCTTATAAAGATGGGAGACTATCTTCTAAGACAATGACTCAAAAGAAACTAGGAGTACAGTACCTACATTACAATTCTGAAACTAGAAAATGCAGATTTGTGGAGCATAGAAAATGAAAGACTTAGATTATTTGGTAGAGGATATTTACGCCTTCATTGAAAGAGAAGAGGAGATAGATCCTAATCTTATAGAAGACTTCGCAAGTAATCTACAGGATGCGGTTCTTCAATGGTCACAGCCTAAGAAACAACGTAAAGGATTACGTATAAGTAATATTGGTAGACCTGCTAGGCAGTTGTGGTACGAAGCTAGGCAAGAAGATACTGTTAAACTTAATGCGATAACCAGAATAAAATTTCTTTATGGTCATCTACTAGAGGAGCTACTACTCTTACTAGTAAAAGCTTCAGGACATAAAGTAACTGATGAGCAGAAAGAAGTAGAGGTTGACGGTATCAAGGGGCATATGGACTGTAAAATAAATGGTGAAGTTATTGATATAAAAACTGCATCTAACTTTGCGTTCAAGAAATTCTCTGAAGGGACTCTAGCTCAGAACGATACCTTCGGATACATGGCACAGCTTGCAGGTTATGAAGCGGCTGAAGGTACATCTGATGGTGGCTTCTTAGCTATCAATAAAGAGTCAGGTGAACTTGCTTTATTTAGGCCTGGTAAATTATCAAAACCTAATCCAGTTAATAAAATAAATAACTTAAAACAAGCTTTAGATCTTGACACACCTCCAGAGAAATGTTATACTCCTATACCTGAAGGTAAAAAAGGTAATGAAATTTTACCTCCCTCCTGTGTATACTGCTCATTCAAAAACGAATGCTGGTCTGATGCTAATAACGGTCATGGTCTAAGAGTGTTTAAGTACGCTCATGGCTTGAAGTATTTCACCAGAGTAGCATCACAACCCAAGGTATTAGAGCTAACATGAATACTAAGATAATGAAAAGAATAAACAGACACTCTGAAAATATTTTAATAGAATGGGTAAAGACTCAAGTACCTGAAGAAGAACAGGAAAAGGTTTCTATTAAGAATATAAAACAGTTACTACCTAGTGCAAAACATTTCTACGCCTATGGTCAAATACGACTGAGTTTTTACACTCTTAAATGGGCAAGGAAATGTATCAAGAAACTTTACAACCTAGGCAAAGATATAGAATCTATTACAGTCAAAGACCTAGAAGATTTTGTTAACAGCACAAGAGAGAGATACAATTAGTACTAAGAAAAAAGCTGTTAGCGGTAAACGAAAACCAAGAGTACCTAGACCCAGAAAGATTGTAGCCCCTAACAATCATAAGTACGACTCTATATGGGAAGCTGTATTACACGAGTCAATATTAAAAGATTGGTATCATCACGGAGACAAAATATCCTACGTGATAGAACACACTTACGAACCTGACTTTGTTAGGAAGATAGGAAGAAAGACTATATTGTTAGAATCTAAAGGTAGGTTCTGGGACTTTCAAGAATATAATAAATACATCTGGGTTAAAAAACATTTGCCTAAAAACATGGAACTAGTATTTCTTTTTGCTAATCCTTCTGCTCCTATGCCTGGAGCTAAACGTAGAAAGGATGGTACTAAGAGATCCCATGCTGAGTGGGCAGGAACAAATGGATTTAGATGGTTTAGTGAAGAATCAATACCTGATGATTGGATTGATACAGAGGCTAAAGAATCTGAAGACTTTAAAAAACGTAATGATAAAATTAATTTGGAGATGCAATGAGTATTGATGACGCAACACCTCAAGAGTGGGATGAAATGAATGCTAGAAGGATTAAAGAAGAAGAGCCTTTAATTAAAGGCCCATCTACTCTTGGTAAAACTTATTCTAAACTTATTAATAGTGCTATGGTAGATAACATAAATAATCCAGAACACTATAATCAAGGTGCAGTAGAATGCATAGAAGCTATAGAAGCTATGTTAACTGCTGATGAATTTGTAGGTTACTTACGTGGTAATTCTTTAAAATACAGATGGAGAATGCGATACAAAGGATCTCCTATTGATGATCAACGTAAAGCAGCTTGGTATGAAAATAAACTTTTAGAATACTGGACGGAGAATGAGGATGACTTGGGACAGAAAAGCTGAAAGAACTAAAAAATTTAATAAGAGAAAAGATTCAAAAAATAAAGCTAAAACTAAAAATTATAGAAAGTCGCAATTAAGAGAAGAGGAAGGGTTAGATGATATTAAAAACTGGAACAGTGGATTACTTGGGGATTCAGATTGATTACAATAAAGAAGATAACCTAAACGAGTTCTCTAAAGAAACTTTAAAAGATAGATATTTATGGGAGGATGAAAGTCATGCTCAAGAAGCTTTTGCAAGGGCCTCTGTATTTAGCGCAACTTATAAAGGACATACTGATTTCGATCTTGCACAGCGACTATATAATTACTCAAGCGATAATTGGTTCATGTTTAGCACTCCTATCTTATCTAACGGAGGAACCAAGCGTGGTCTACCTATCTCTTGCTTTCTTAATTATGTTCCTGACTCAAGGCGTGGTCTTTCTGATCATTATGATGAGAACATATGGCTGGCAAGCACAGGTGGAGGTATCGGTGGCTATTGGGGGAGCGTTCGCAGTAATGGTGTATCTACTAGTAACGGCTCTGAGTCTACTGGCAGCATACCATTCATGCATGTCGTAGACAGTCAGATGTTAGCTTTTAATCAAGGAGTAACAAGGAGGGGTTCTTATGCAGCATATATGGATATATCTCACCCAGAAATTGAAGAGTTCATCAACATGCGTAAAACAACTGGCGGTGATCTTAACCGTAAGTGCCTTAATCTGCATAATGGCGTATCCATTAATGACAAATTCTTGTCTGCTGTTCGTAATGATGACGATTGGAGACTCGTTGACCCTAAGTCCAATCTTGCAACCAGGATTGTTTCCGCACGAGATCTGTGGTTCCAACTAATACACACCAGAGCAGAGACAGGTGAACCGTACATAGTAAATCTAGATAGATGTAATGAGGAAATGCCTCAACAACAAAAAGATATGGGGTTAAAAATATGTCAAAGCAATTTATGTTCTGAAATTACGTTACCTACAGATGAAGAACGAACAGCCGTTTGTTGTTTGTCTAGTGTTAACTTAGAATATTTTGATTCTTGGAAAGATGACTATAGTTTTATTCCTGATCTAGTTACTATGCTTGATAATATATTACAACATTTTATAGACAACGCTGTAGAACAAGAGCCAGAAACAGCAGCGTTAACTTTACAGGAGTTTATGCCTCATGTTAAACAAGATAAAACAGGCTTTGCGAAAGCCGCTTATAGTGCATATAGAGAAAGGGCAATCGGCCTTGGTGCAATGGGCTTTCATTCTTACCTACAGCGTTCTAGATTACCCTTTGAGGGAATGTACGCCAGTAGTTTCAATAACAGATCATTCAAGCACATCAAAGAACAAGCTGAAAAGGCTTCTAGATATTTGGCTGAAGAACGTGGAGAATCTCCTGACATGGCTGGTAGTGGTCTTAGGCATTCATGTCTTCTTGCTATTGCTCCTAACGCCAGCAGCAGTATTATATGCGCTGGAACTTCTCCTTCGATTGAGCCTTCAAGGGCCAATCTATATACACACAAAACTCTCACAGGATCTTACAAGGTTAAAAACAAATATCTTGAAGAAATTCTGGAGGAAAAAGGAATAAATAATGAAAAAACTTGGAAAGATATTGCTGCTCATGAAGGCTCTGTTCAACATATTGATGAACTATCTGAAGAAGAAAAGGAAATATTTAAAACTGCTCCAGAAATAAATCAGATATGGGTGATAGAACATGCCTACCAACGACAACAATACATCTGTCAAAGTCAAAGTGTCAATCTTTTCTTTAGTCCTCCAAAGGCTTCGGAAGCGCAAGAAGTCCATGATCTTTATCTTGATTATGTTAATAGCGTACATTGGGCTGGAGCTACTAAGCTCAAGTCTTTATATTACTTGAGGTCAGATGCTGCTAGATCTACAGAAAATGTTAATTTAAAAATACCTAGAATAAACTTAGAAGATGTGGAGTGTCTTAGTTGTGAGGGATAACATATTTGATTTAATAAAACGGATTAAAGACATGCTAGACTATTATAAACTAGCTGACGATGAACGAAGGCTAGAGCTCAGAATATATAAAGTTAGATGGATTTGGTATCATACAATATTAGCTGTAGGTTTAGGCATAGTAATATATTTACTATGGGAAATAAATAATAAACTAGGGGGAATGCTATGAGTATTAAGGATGCAAAGTATTATATAAGTGAGGCAAAACAATTTGTTTCTTATGATGAATTAATGAAGTCAGTTTTAGATTGGGAAACACCTTTTAATAATTTTAGTCCTTATGATATTAACTTTACTTCTTACTACAATATAAAAGCGTCAATGGTTAAGGAAGGTGA